ACCCGACATCAGGTATGCGTAGGTTCCACTTGCTCTCTCGGTAAAGAAGCTCACACGTCGCGGCCCAGTAGCTATAGGTCACGTTATTGTAGGACTCGACGGTATACGTGGCGTTCACGCCAGCAACCTTCCACGAGTGAGCAGGGCAGCCAAAGTAAGTGCCGCTGTTGATTTTGTTTGTGGCCTGCATCTGAGCAGCAGGAAAGTTGGCGTAGTTCTTTTTCATCGTCGCCCTGACAATCTGCTCCTCAGTTGTCAGCGACTCGTAGAAGTCATTGGCAGAGTTCACCAGCGGCCTGCGTGTCGTGCCGTCCCAGTAGTAGAAAGCCGGCACCTGGGCAGGCTCAGCCACAAAAGACCACTCAGCATCGCGGTCCAGTGGAGTCTCAAGGTCGTTTGGCGTAACGAGCCCATACTCGGCAACTACTTGAACGTGATATGGCGAGTCGGAAAACCGCTCCGTGATTGACAGCCTCCGCAGTCCCAAGAAACTCAGAGACGGGTGCAGGCTGCCCCAGTTGTCGAGGCCGAGAGCCGAGATAAGTTCCGTTTCAGTGGGCGGGTTGTTCTCTAGCGTGTTATCCGCAAGCGTCAGCACGAACGTACGGGTGGCTGACGTTCCTCCCCGCACTTCTCCTTCCAGCGTGCGTGCAAGTTCACGCCACGAATGTATGGGCATTAGATGCCTCCCACGTCAGCGTAGCCAACGATGGCGACTGGCTGGTTGAAATAGTTGCTTGCCGCCTGGCCGATGCCTACGGCAATCTTCTCGAGTAGCTTCGTTTGCAGCCGCTGCTGAATAAGTGCGGGATCTTGGGCGTTGGCCCCAAGTTGCAGCACAAGGTTGGCGCTCTCGACGTTGCGGATGTCCGCCACGTTAACGGACTGAGCGCCCAGCGTGTTGAGCTTGCGGATGCGCTCTTCCTGCCGCTTTGCTTCGGCCTCGGCGGCCTTGCGTTGCTCCTCAAAGATCCGGGCCTGCTCTTGGGCGTACTGCTGCTGGGCCTGCTGCTGCTGTTGCTGGTACGCCTGCAGGGCAGTCTCTTGCTGCTTGCGGTAATCTTCCTGGGCCTTAAGCTCAGCGGTGGCACGCTCCTGCTCCTTGGCCTTCCTGTCTTCAGCCGCCGCGTCCCTGGCCTTCTCTGCCTCTTGGATGTTGGCGAGCTCCTGATTGAAGAGCTCCTGCTGCCGCTGCACTTCAGCGTCAAAGGCTTCCTTGTTAAGGATGCCGTCCCGTGCCTGCTCTTGAGCGGCAGCGATGCCTTCCTGCAGACGCAGGGCTGCGTCAAAGCCTGCCTGCCCAAACTCCTGAGACTTGGCAATGAGTTGGCTGATGTTCTGGTCAACCGATTGGAAGGCGGCGTTGAACCCAGCGCCGAAGCCCTGCTCAAGGGCCTGCTGCTCGTCTTCAAGCTTGGCCTGCAACTGGTCAAGTTCTGCGAGCCGGGCCACTGCAGACTCAGCGGCTGCGAAATCAGCCCGTCCCCTTGCCTCTCCGATTTCCTTTTCCAGTGCCAGCTGCTGCTCTAGAACAAACGCAATATCTTCCTGAAGCTTGATCGTTCCATCGTCTTGCTGAAGTAGCGTCTGCAGCCGCTTGTTGTCTGATTCTGCCTTTCGCTGCGCTTCGTCAGCGGCACGCTTGGCCTCGTCAGCAAGACGCTTTGCCGTCTGCTCGGCTATCTTGATCGACTCTTCAGATGCTCGTTTTGTTTCTTCGGTGACTGCGCGAATGACTTCAATCTGCCTCTCGTATTCCGCTGTAGCGTTTGCCACGCCACGGGCGTACTGCTCGGCATTGAGTTCGCCCGAGTTCGCTTGGTCTTCTAGGTCTTTCAGTGCCTCTTGGAACTGAAACGCCGCATTGAATCCTTCTTGGCCAAACTCACCTGCCTTGCCAATAGCCGTGTCGAGAGCCTTGTTTCCGTTCTCAATGGAACGCTGCAGGTCTTCAAGTGCCTTGCTGTCGGCTTCGACTTCGGCCCGAAACTCCTTGGCGTTTCCGGCAGCCTTGATCGAAGTGAAGCCAAATGAGTCAAGGTATTCGTTGATAGCGCCGAACACGCCGCCAAACTTGGCGAACGCCGCGCCAAGCGTGTCAAGTATTGGCGTCAGGACTGTGCCGATAGCCTGGGCCAGCCGGGTGACAGTTCCTATGAAGTCTGCGAAGAGATTTGATGCTCCCTCAACGGCACCAGCAAAAGGCAAAACGATTGACTGCCCAAGGCCGCCAAGAGAAGTTTTTACGTTGTCAAACGCGCTGCCAAGAGAACTGATGCGATCCAAGTCAACTTCGCTGATCGCTGCGGCGAATCGCTTCAGGGCAACTTCGCTTTCGCCGATGGCGTTGAATCCAGGCAGCAGCGTCAGCCCGGCCTTGCCGAGCGTCTCTGTAGCCAATGCCGCCCGCCTAGCAGGATCTTCTATGGCCTGGAGTGCGTTGGCAGTCTCCTGAGCCAACGCTGCTGGATCAAGCGTAAGCAGTTGTTCCTGCGAGATCCCAAGATCACGGAATGCGTCGGCGGCCTTGCCGGTGCCGCTTCTCGCCTCGTTGATGTTTACTGCCAGCTTCTGGATGCCAGCGGCTAGGGCGTCGATTGAGCCGCCGCTCCTGCGTGCTGCTTCGTCCAGGACTTGAATCGTGGCAAAGTCAGTGCCCAGACGCAGTGCGGTATTCCCTAACTGCTCCACGCGCCCCTCGAGGTCAGCGAGCCCGCGAGTGATTGCCGTGGCCGCAGCACCAAACGCAGCGAACGAAGCAATGCCGATGTTCAGCGGAGATGCCAGGGCAGACAACTGAGATCCAAGGCTGGAAAGCCCAGTTTTCAAGCCACCGGAGAAGACTCTGCTGAGCCCTTCCGATGCGCTGGCGATTCCAGAGAATCTGCCAGCGATGTTGCCAAGCGGGCCAGGGAGAGCAGCAAGGATGCCGCTCAACTCGTTAAACTTGAGCCCTTGCGTTGCGGCCCGCGTTGTCTCGTCTGCAAACTTGTCAGCAGACGTGGACGCTTTGAGCAGTGCTGCGTCGGCCTTGGCGACTGCCCGCGTGTGCGTCTCTTCGCTGATCGCGTTTTTTTGCAGCAGTGCGTCAAGTTTTGCCAGTTCCTGCCCGTGACGCTCTTCTGCCGTCCTGACTTGCTCAGTGATGCGAGCGCCTTCCGCAAATGCGTCAGCGGTGTTTCGCACTTCCTGCTGCAGGGCCGCGTACTGATCGGCGTACGCCTGGGCGTTGAGCCCGCCCTGCAGCTGCTTGGCTAGCGTGCTGAATTTCTCATTGAGAGCGGCCTGAGCATCCGCCGCCGCCTGACTGTCTTTCGCCAGCACATCAAAGGCAGACGTGGCCTTGCTTGCCTGCTTGGCCAGATTCTCAAGCGCCCGCTCGGCCGGCGTCAGGTTCTTCACCACGCCAGAGGCGTCGGCGTTTACCTTGAGCGCGAGTGAGAGGATTGTGGCCATGGCTTACTCGGGGAACGCCAGGAGCTTTTGCAGCTCCCGCTTCATCTCGTCTGCGTGCTGGGGTGGTTTCTCAATCGGGTTGAAATCGTCTGCTTTCGGTGCCTTGCCTTGCTGGGAGTACGGTGCAAGCACGGCACTCGTCAGCAGGCCCGTCTGCCGCCATGGATCAGGGAGAGCGTGGTAGTAGCGAGTGAACGCAATCCACTCCGTGAGCTCCTGCGAATCCATGCGGCGAGACAGTTCCCTCACCGTCATTCCCAAGTGCCCCGCCAGACGAAACAGGAAACGCCTCGTCGGGCGGACGCTCAGTTTTTTGCGAGTTCCTCCACGTCTGTCTCGGTCATGTTGTTGTGCTTGAGTGCCTTCTCGAAGAGCTTGGACACGATGGCGGCCGACTTCTTCGCCAGCTGCTCAATGCCAGCCTCGTCAAAGAGACGTTCGCCGCTCTCTGGATGGCACAGACAGCGGGCCAGGTACTTCGTGCGGAAGTTGTCAATGCCCGTCTCTTTCTTGCCCACCCACTCCTTTTCGTAGCTGTCGCGCTCTTCAACCGTCATGACTCGCACGCCGAGCACGAGCGGCTTGCCGTCTGCGCCCTTCCATTCACGCACAGTCACCTTGAGAATCGGCAAGTCATCGGCATCAAGGATCTGCTTGGCAAGGTCTGCAACGCTGAGGCTCATGGTTTCTCCTAGCCTTGGACTCGTAGCGTGACTGCGTAGCGCGTCACGTCATTGACCACGCCAGCCATGGTGAACTTCTCAAGCACTGCCGTGCCGCGATAAGCCAGCCCGCCACCAGCAATGGTGACGAGCGAGCGCTTGCCGTAGTTGGCAGTGGAGATGTTCGCCGTGGTTAGGCACTTCATCTCTATAGTGCCAATGTCAAGCGTCCACGTACTGGCGCGAGCCAACGGAAGAGCGCCGCCGTGAGTTACGGTCAGTTCCGTAACCTCACCGAAGTTCACGCTGTTCCAAGTGGCCGTGACGCCCGCCGAGTAGTCCGCCATGACGGTCCTCCGTCTGGCTTACCGCTCAAGCTTGATCGTCGCCTGGCCTCGGATGGCGTCCTGCGTGGCGAGCGTCAGCGTCGAACTCGTGACCGTGCCGACTTTGCTGCTCACGCCAGAGAGTGCCGTACCGCCGATGGTGAGCACAAAAGAGCCAGTGCTCTTGTCGGCAATGAAAGTCTTGCCGATGTAGTCAAACGTGACGCTGCGGCCGGTTTCGCCAGAGGCGGCACCAGCAAGCGGAAGATCAAGAGTCTTAGCGGTTTCGCCGGCAGTCTGGCCAAGATGCGAAACGGCAATCTTGTCATCGGCGGCAGTCGGGTCCGTGGCACTGACAACCACGCTGGTGACGGTATAGGCGGTGCCGTTGAAGGTAAGGACTGTGCCCGAGCCATCATGCGGAGTTTCGAAGGCCATCTGCTAAGTCTCCTGCCAGAGGATTGCGAACGATTGCGTCACCTGATACACGGGCGGCAAGTCACCGCCAGCGAGTTGTACGAAGCCGTCAGACTCGGTTTCGAGGCTCACGTTCCGAACGCTTACGTAGTCTGTCACTTGCCCGCCCCATCCATCCAGAACTGAACGGATTCTGTCGGCGGCCTCGCGGGCCTCTT